GAGATGGTAATTTTGAAAGCATGGATATGAGCATAACGCCTTTAGACTCAGAGATCCTTTATACGGCTGGAAAATTGGATAAGCAGATTGTTAAGTATGCTGGGTATGAATGGTTTTCAGAGAATGATGATTATAGATGTGGTGCATGCGTTGTGTCCAACTCTAGAATAATATCTATGTTTACTGCAGATGTCAGGAGAGTTGGGCAAAAGCTATCAACTGGACTGTCGCGTGAATCGGTAGTTGCGGCTTTGGATCTTTTGGGTGCTTCAAAATATGACATGCGCTTACATAAACATTGTCAAGGTAAAGCTGGGATATCAATAGTGCCAGATAATAAGAATATGATTCCACTTAGTGTGTTAGATGCTCCTGTTACTTACTCTGGTCAATCCAATCTGGAGGTAGGACCTATGTCACCTGTAGTTTCGGGCCCATATCTAAAACCAGCTGATCAACGGGGAGATTTGCCAACGCCCGGCGTTGGAGTAGTTCATAAAGCAGCTATAAAACAGGTAAAGCCTAAGGAGATGGAATGGTCAAAGTATATTGTTGTTAAGACGTTCTTTATTAATTTTCTAATTAATCAGATAAGTGACTTAATAAATATGCGGAGACCTTTTACTTTTACTGAGGCTATTTGTGGACTGCCTGGAGATGTGCGCTTTCCTAGCATGAACCTCAATACGGCATTAGGTTGGCCTTTTAAAGACTTAGTGCCTAATGGTTGGAAGAAAAAGAACGTATTAAATATTGAACCACCCGAAATGCATCCCATATTAAAAGAACATTATTTGGTAAACCATTCGTTGCGGGAGAAGGGAGAGATGCCTGATGTAGCTTTTATGGATTTTCCAAAAGATGAGACTTTAAAACCAGAAAAAGACACCCGTCTGATTAACGGGTGTCCTATAGATTTATTTATAGAGATGCGGAGATACCTTGCTCAATTTTTTGTTTCTATGAGGGGAAAACATACTGGCATTGCTATAGGTATGGATGTGCATAGTAAAGAATGGCATGATTGGATGAGTATAGTACCTGATCCTATAGATGAGGACTATTCTAATTTTGGATTAACTATCCATCCTCAAATTATTAGAGCTATTAAAGAGTTAGCCATAAAATGGTGTGAGAAACACCTGGATTATAGTGAGGAACAAAGTACTATTGTTAATGTCATAATGGAAGAGATATGCTGTTCTACACATGTTTTAGGAGATTTAAAATATCAGGTTCTTTGTGGTTCACCCTCAGGAGCCTATGGCACAGATGCAATTAATTCTTTATCTTCTTTGTTTTATCTAATGTATGCATATTATGAGGAATTTGGTAATTTTGATAATTGGAATGAGATGCGTTGGCTAATTTATGGAGATGATTTGCGTAGGAATAAAGTGTTGCCACATAATAGATTAAAACAGCATCTTTTAAATATTGATAAAGAAATTACTGAAGATAAAACTGGACGCGCATTCTTGAAAAGGCAAGTTAACATTTATACTGTTAATAATTTGAATTATGTGTTGGCCCCACTACCACCTCATGTGGTGGTTGACATATTACACTGGCTGAAGAAGCCATACTTCAGCAAAGCAGAGGCATTAAGACAGCGCCTCGAAGGTTTCTTGAATGAAGTGGCCCATTTTGGCAAGAGCACGTATGATTATACGATTCGTACTCTTGTCGAGCTGGGTTGCACGTATGAGTTAAAGACCTTTGAAGATTGGCTAAAGGAGCACTATCCCACACCGGTTTCTGACATTTCATCAGTTAAGATGTTGAACTGTGGGTATGCTAATAAGAACTTAGGCCATTTGTTTTTTAATAGGTATTGTAACACCTTGGATAAAGAGGAATTTAATGAGTTGTTTATCCTAGAAGAAAACCACTCACTAGTTGCATATACGCGAGCATTGCAGGATCCCTTAAGTAAACAGAAAGACCTACTGGAGAAGGATCTGTTTGCGGTTGAAAGATCGGGCTAGCCGTGCAATAGCTTCCCCACTAATTTCTGGGGACTGCCAGCCAAATGTTGGTAGATTTTACACATTTATTTGTGAACTAATCGTATATAAAAAAAAAAAAAAAAAAAAAAGACACAGAAGAAAGAATACAAAT